TGCGAAGTTTTACAAAATTCGTTCTAACCCCAGTGGAAACACACTAACACCTATTAGGAACATGATAGCGATCATGTACTACATGGCTATGTGGTGGATACACTGGTGGGAGGAGCAAGGAGATTCAAACACAGCTTACGACCCACAAGCTTATTTGAAATCTGTTCTTCCTACAACCTTTGGAGACGACAAAATCATTATGACTAACTCGTACAAAGGAAAATTGATACCTTTTGAGGCGTTGACTGAGACTGCAGCTTATTACGGTTTTACTGTGACAAATGCGGCAAAGACTGGTCCAATGCAATCTGTGTCCCCAGATGACATCCAGTTTCTCAAACGCGCTTTTAGAGTGTATCAAGGAAAGGTCTTGGCTCCACTCGACCTTCCAACTATCAGGGAGATCCCTCTCTGGTACAAGACCGGTGATTCGTTCTCCGGCCAAATGCAACAATTGGTGTCAGCATTTGCCCAAAATATGACACAGTGGCCTGAAATCTTCGTCGAAGATGTAGACACACTCCTCCAGGAGCTCCGAGATCTCGGATATCCCCTAGAGTGGTCAGAAATCGACTTGGATACCAGCCACATGTTTGCCCCTAGCTTCTAGATTGAAGCCATTGACCTTGATAATAGTCAGTAAACTGTCACCACTGCTCGTGGTAAACTTGCCCCCAAGGAGACTTGGTGGAAGTTGGAATAATAACCAACACCCTTTTCCGTGAGATTGCTTGGCACAGCCTCACGATGTACTTATGCCTAGCTGAAACCTCAAAAGACGTTTCTGGTAGAGATACCACCGACAACTCTGTAGTTGCCGACACTGCCCCTATTGCTTCAACTATTGGAGCAGAACAAGAGACCCACCAAGTTGGTTTAATTACGATGCGTGAAGCCGCAGGAGTGGTTGAGGTGAGAAGAACCTCATCACGACTACCCATTGCGACGATCGCACCGTTTCAGCCAAGATCTATGCTTGATGTGTTGACAAGACTGTACCCTGTGGCTACAATTCCATTTAACCACACCGATGCACGTTATGACCAAATTGGAATTTTACAATTTCCAAAAGTCTTCACACAGTTTAGAAACCTGACCGATAAACTAGCTTCTTTCAAATATTATCGATCTGATCTTCGTGTTGAGATCAAAGTAATTGGTTCACCTTCACAAAGTGGATCCTTACTTGTTTCTTACATGAAAGGAGTATCTTTAACCCCCAATCTTCATCCGAATAATGATTGCTGGATGGACCCTCACATTATTGACATTGGAGTACCTTCCACTGTTATTATTAGAATCCCGTGGGTTCATCCCACTGGATCAGGAGCCCTCCCTTGGGCTACTGTGAACACG